ATCCAACTACTGACGGCAATGTGTCTGTGCAGCAGGCAGAGAGCTTAGGCATTCGACCAACAATCGTATTTTATGAGTCGTTGAGCATTATCAATTGGAGTCTAAAGCGAGTTGGTTCGGTCTATAAGCCTGAACTTATTGTCTTGCATGAGAAGTCCACAGAAAAAGATCCAGAAGACGAATTCTCTAAGAAAGAAATCAATATTTACCGCGTACTTCGACTTGATGAAAACAATGAATATAACGTTCAAGTTTATACAGATAAGTCAGGAGAACTACAGGGCGGTGATGCCTTCTATCCAACGAATTCATTAGGCCAAAGATGGAATGAAATTCCTTTTATTCCTTTGGGGTCTTTGGCTAATGATTGGAATATTGACCCGATCCCATTAGAACCAATTGTCACTATGAACTTGGCCCATTATCAAAACAGCGCAAGCTATGAAGAGATGGTTTTCATTTGTGGTCAAGCCCAACCAGTTATTAATGAACTTGATGAAGGTTGGCGCGACTGGTTGCAGAAAAATGGAGTTCGCTTAGGTTCTAAGAATCCTTTAATGCTTCCGAAAGGCTCATCATTTGACTACAAGCAAGTCACTGAAAGCACCTTAGCAAAACAGGCTATGGATGCTAAAGAAAAGTACATGCAGGCCATGGGTGCCAAGATTCTTGAGACGGAACAAGTCAATAAAACGGCTACTCAATCAAATAATGAAAAACTTGCTCAGTACAGCGTCCTTTCTTTGTGTGTGGCCAATACTAATGAGGCGATGGAATATGCGCTTAAATGGTGTGCTGCATATTATGGAAGCGGATCTAAAGCGAAACTCACAATTAAGCAAGATTTTGCTAAAGGTAAGATTGACCTTGATACGCTTAAGTTCTATTGGGAAATGGTGCTTGCTAATCGCATGAGTATGGAAACCTTCCATGAGTTGCTAACTACTGGGAAAGTTCCAGAAATTAGCTATGAGGATGAGCAAACACGTATAGAAAGCGAGTCAGTCAATAGACCTATGGTGGTTTAAATCGCAGGAGTGACAAATGAACATCCAGTTGTCACAACAGGCTCTGCTTGATGCTCTAGTATCACATCAGGCTTATCTTTATCGGCTGTCTTCAACTGAAATCAATAATCTCCTAACACAATTTGATTCGCTCTCTATCGAGATGCTTTCAAAGTTAAGAGATTTATTAGACGACTTGAGTGACGCTGAAAAGACTGCATTGATGGCAGCGCAATACACAACACCTGCTTTGAAAGAAGTTAGAACATTGGTTCAGACTTGGCAGGCAAGTGTTGCAGCAGGATTGCTTGAGAGCTTCACTGTAAGCGCAACAGCGTTGGCAGTATACGAAGCTACATATCAGTCTAAAACCCTCGCTAATCGCAAAATAGAACCAAATGGAAAGACGCTATTCAACAAGGCAAAGAAAACGCCTTTGAGTGGCGGTATTTTGCTTGATTACCTATTCGAGAAGATCGCAGACGATGCAAAAGTTCGGGTAGAGCAAACTATTCGAGACGGCTTATCTAAAGGTCAGACAAACCAGCAAATTGTTCAGCGGATTAAGGGTAAGAAAGCACTTAATTACCAAGATGGCTTGCTTGATCAGAGCAGAAACCAGATTTCTACAATGGTTCGCACAGCTAGAAGTCATGTTTCTAATGTTGCATTGAATGAAACGTATCAATCCATTGGTGTTGAATATGTAAAGTTCATT